AGAGTCGTTACTCAAATGGATAGACGAACAAGAGGAGCATGACAGGCTAACTGCATATAATGATTACTACAATTATTACTATGGTGATGTTGACCTTATGCAATACTTGCCAATAAAAATTAAAGAATCAATGAAGCAGGAACTCAAAGTTGTGGCTAATTTCTGCAAGCTTATCGTGGATGCGAAGGTGCAATACCTGACAGGTAAACCATGCCAAATAGTTGTTTCTGGAAGCAGGGATGCCGATCCTGATGATCCTCGTATAAAAGAAGCGGAGCGTGACTTATACCATATTTATAATCTTGAGACCAATGCTATGCTACAAGAGAATATGGGTAAACTCGTCAATATCACGTCAATGAAAGGTGACGCCTTTATTAAGCTCTATCACGATCCAGAGATACCCATAGAGCATTGGAACATACTTGACCAGATACAGATACGAGTACTCAATCCTTCCCACGTATTCCCAAAATACAAAGACGATGATTATCAACAAATTGAGTATATGGCAATCAAGACGCAGGATTTTGACGATATAGGCAATCCAGTAATGAAACTGCAAGTCTTTTATCGTGATCATGTTGACTTTTATGAGACGAAAGGCAAAGCAAATACTCAGGCAGTAATGTATGAACTCGTAGATACACAAGACAATCCTGATGGCTTTATACCGATTCAGCATGTCAAAAATACCGTCTCTGATTTAGCGTATGGCGTATCAGATATTCATGTAGTTAAGGACTTTCAGAACGCTATTTATAAGGCATTTACAGACTTATTATGCACGATGGATCAAGACGCCTTTCAAAGACTATGGACAGCGGGAGTATTATCCACACCGGGTAAACAGATAGAAATGTCACCGGGAAGTGTTATAGAATTCGCTGATTCCGATGCAAGTCTTAACGTTATTCAACCTGCTGATATGGCTGGATTCTTAAATGTCATTGATAAGTTGGTAGATAATATGCTGATGGTGGCACAGATACCGAAGGTAGCCGCTGGACGTGCCGATGGTGGCGGTCTTAGCGGATATGCCCTTAGAGTACAGTATCTACCATTAGAAAGCAAGGCAAGTCCTTTACGTGAGATTCTACGCAATCAGTTTAGAACGTTGAACTCAAAGATATTCAAGATGATAAAAAGACTTAGTGGTGGAGCGATAGATTATACTGATTTAGAAGGATGTATTGAATTTCAAGATGGCTTACCAGTTGACGAGATAGCAAATACTCAAAACGTAATAGCGAAAGTAACAGCAAGTCCGCCACTTATGAGCCAAGAAACAGGTATGCAGGAACTAGGGATTGAAGATACCGAAGAAGAATTAAGACGCATTGATAATGAAGCGAATAAAGAAATCTATGGTTCACCAAGTCGCATTTCAGAAGAAGCGGGGGCGGTTCAAAAAGCATTGGAAGGTGCGGTTATATCTGCAACCCCAACTGCAATCCCAGAATAATTAGGTGTAATAGCTTGATTTTATTGACTTTATAGGGTATAGAAGATGGCTGAAATAAATGCGTATGTTGCAATGATTTTGCAGAGTCGTACTGTAGAAATGCAGATCATGCAGAAACAGCAAGATGATATTATGAGTCTGCTTAATAACGAACATAGGAGAATCTCTAAAGTTATTGACGAATTGTCCTACCCTTCCCAAAAACTGCTTATCTCACAACTACAATCAGCACAGCAACAAATTGAATTTATCATGGATAATATCTATGGCAAAACAGGCGTCTGGAAGGGGCGTAAGGTGGCAGTTGGTGGTGAGTTGGAGTCTTTAATGGTAGATGCTATGCAGAAAGCGTCACAGGCGGGTATAGATGGTAAAATGAAGGCTTCTATTGCTTTACTCAATGACGTTAATCCTGAGTTAATCCCTTACTTGCCAAGTCTATTTAGCGGTATTCGTGAAGACGTAATCCAGAAACTGATGGTAAGACCATTGTCTGATGACAGGATATTCTCACAGCGATTCTGGAAACTCAAAGACTTGAATGAGAACTTAATCAGTAAAACGCTATCATCTGGTATGTTAGAGGGTAAATCGGCAAGAGAAATATCAAAGGATTTGCGTCAATTCCTTATCTTGCAAGGCGAAGGCAGGGCGGTCAAGGGTGGTATGGTTATCAAGCAACCGTGGAATACTAAGAAGATAATATCAAGGACAATGACACTTGCAAGGACAGAGATCAATAATGCCTTCACTGAGTCACAAATCGAGTGTGCCAAGCGTGAACCGTGGAATGATGGTATCAAGTGGAATCTGTCCGCATCGCATAAAATTTATGATATTTGTGATGTATATGCAAGTCAGGATTTATATGGGCTTGGAAAAGGTGGGTATCCAGTGGATAAGGTGCCTATAAGACATCCTAACTGCTGGTGCTTCTTGACGGATATACTCAAGAGCCTTGACGAAATCGCTAGGTTGTTGAAAATCGATATGATTTAACAAAGGAGGTCAACATGGCAATAACTATCCAGAGAGCTTATCAAATCGTCTGTGCTAATGCAACGCTAACGCAGTCGGCACGGTTGCAGATAAGCGAAAAGTATATGTTTTATCGTGACCATCGGGATATGCTGAATAAAGAGATAGAGAAGGCAAATAGCATTATTGCCAAAATTGAAAGGACGTTGGAATTGGATGCGGGGCTGAAGGTAAAGTGAGATAACAAAAAAAAGGAGATCAAAATGAATTATACAGAATTGGTGCAGAATTTATTTAATGCGAATGGTGAAATTGAAGCCAAAAAGTTACTTGAGGATTGTGGATTATATAATGATAGTGAAAAGTGGCAACCTTATGGCGGGGTTGCTAATTCAGGTTCTCACGTAGGGAGAGATTGTCCAAATGGAGAGTCTGCTTTAGTAGAGTTACTTATTAATGGGCGTGATGCAAATTCGATGAAAGATTCCAAAATTTTAGGTGTTATACCTAAAGATTTTAACGAAGCAATGAAAGAATTCTATGGAATAGAAAATGGGAATGTCCGTTTTATGGAACCGAAAGATAGATTAATATTAGCCAAAAAAACCGTATTAAGATCAAGCGGGGCAAAAGAAAGACCTGATATGTGGATTTTAGATCAAGGCATAGGAATGCCTTGTAATAGATTTGAAAATACGTTTTTGTCAGTAACCGATAGTAATAAAAAGTCAATACCCTATGTTACAGGCACTTACAACACAGGCGGGTCTAATTCAATAAAGTTTGCTGGTGAATATTGTCTAAAAATGATAGTATCAAGAATAGCCCCTGAGTTATGCCATTCTCTTAATCCCTGGGGATTTACTATCACAAGGCGTGTCGAGCCTAAAGGTAATGAGAAATTGTCTTCTTATGAATATTTAATCCCACAAGAATTAGAAACCAATGCAGAATTTGAGACCGGATATAATACAATTATAAAGTTGTTTAGTTATCAAGTGCGGAGCAGTGCATATCTAATCGTAGGAATACGAAGCTTTTCAAACAAAGAAGATCATCAAGTTAAAAACAGTAGTATTTTATCTGATATAAACAGATTAGTTCCAAATTTTGGACTTCCTATTTATGTTGAGGATAGAAAAGCTAATTCTTATGGACTTGTTTTATATGGATTACAAAATGATCTTAATTATAAAAAAGAGGATTTGTATTGTAGTTATACTGGATTTATTAAGTGTAACGATTATAAAGTAACTTACCAGTTATTTGTAATCAAAAATGGATTGGGCTATAAGTACCCATCTGGTGATGATATTGTTTTCTTTACTGATACAGGTCAGACACGCCATACAGAGAAAAAGCATTTCCTCGAGACAAAGGTTTTTACAGATATTGGACTTAGTATTTTGAGGAATAATATTAAGGTATTTGTAGATTGTACGGGTCTTCCTGCACAAATTAAGGAGAAGGTATTTATGCAGGATAGAAACCGATTTTATGATAACGAATATACCAAAACCATTCGTGAACAATTAGAGTATGAACTCACTAATCATGTAGGTCTGATAAAGGTAGCAGAACAATTACGTGATGATAAATCAAGTCATATTGTTGACCAAGACGAAAAATATGATTTAGACAAATGTCTTCTTAAAGTTCCAGCTTTCCGTGAATTGGCTAATGGAAAAAAAATAGAATATGTATTAGATGATAATGGGATAAGTAATAAAGAACCAATAACGCAACAAGTATATCCAGAGATATTTGAACTAGAAACAGAATATGCTAAAGAGAATCCAAAATTGGTAGAGATAGGGCGGAAATTCCAGATTAGACTAAAAACAGACGCCATATCGGATTTTTTTGATAGAGAGGACGACCCTGGTGAATTTTATACAGTATGCACTGCCGATTCGATTCTTCCTCAAAATATGAAGTTTATAACTGGCAATATACATGATTGCGGAATAGCCGTAATCGTATTAGACTTACCAAAAGGGATAAAAATTGATGACTTAATTGAGTATAAATATTCAATTATTACGCAAAGATGGAATAGGTTTACAGGGAACTTTTTTGTAAAAGTTATCCCATATAAACTAACTATATCAGGCAATGGGGATGAAATAAGACCTCCTAGAAAAACAGGCATTCCTGATTATAAAGTTGTTCCAGTTCATAAAAATGACTTTGCAAAGCATAATTTTGATAAGTGTAGTGGCGCTTATATTGATAAATCACAAGGACAAATTCTTGTATATGTCAATATGGATAATAGGGATCATTTATATGCTAAAAGATTATATGCTAATGACGATCCTGTATTAGATAGAATGGATAAAAATTATAGAGAGCTTCTGGTTCATAGTGCCTTTGGGGCGCTACGTTTCTATGAGAATGGTCAATCAGATATAGAGGATGAAGATAAGTTTATCAGACAGCATACATCGGCGGAGTGTTCATGGATGCCTTTTTATAATGAACCCTGGGATGATAAATGGACTCGTGGCGATGAAGATACTTTAATAGTAATGACATTAAGGCATAAACCCGAAGAGGAAATAGCCAATAAATTAGGTCGTTCAATTACGGCTATACAGGTTAGGAAATCCATATTACGAAAAGAAGGAACATTTTACGATCAGTATCTTCAATCTCCACATTGGAAACGGATACGAATAAAAGCAATAGAACAATCAAATCATCTTTGTTCTCTATGTAAAAGTAAAGACAATTTGAATGTGCATCATAATGATTATAGCCGACTAGGAGAAGAGCTAGATAGTGATGTAATCGTACTTTGTAAAGCCTGTCATGGGCTATTCCATCAACAATTAGAAATTGCAAGATTGTGAGGAATGTGGAAACATTGACTATCTTTGACTTTTATGCTATAATTATCTATGCCAGCTAGTGATTGCAACATGAAAAAACACATTCCGAGTGTTCTGCTGGCAACTACTACATCGGAATTACTACGGAGGTACATATCGTGAACGAACTTACCATTGATACAGAATTTCAAAACTTGATACCAAAACTAACGACAGAAGAATATAATTCATTAGAGCAAAGCCTGTTATCGCATGGGTGTTTAGATGCGCTGAAAGTGTGGAATGATACTATCGTTGATGGGCACAACAGGTATGATCTATGCCAAAAGCATGGGATTGAGTTTGATACCAGAGAGATAGAATTTGATTCCAGAGCCGATGCTGAAATATGGATAATTGATAACCAAAGAGGCAGACGGAATCTATCTCTTTACGATAGTGGCATATTATCTTTAAGGAAAAAAGATATAATTGCATTAAAAGCTAAAGAGAATCAGATAAGAAAGCCTGAATCTGTTTTGGCAATATTACCAGAACAGAAAGTTAATACAAGAGAGCAGTTAGCAGAAGAAGCAGGCATGTCTGGTAGGACATTAGACAAGATAGAGAAGATAGATAAAGAATCTTCACCAGAGATAATCCAGAAAATACGTGATGGTGAATTGACGATCAACAAGGCATATAAAGATATTCAACGTGAAGAAAAGCAACAAGAGATTAAAGATCAAACTTTTCAACCAACAATACCTGATGGTTTATTCGATGTTATCTATGCCGATCCCCCCTGGAGATATGAGTTTGCAGAATCACCAAGCAGGGAAATAGAAAACCAATATCCAACCATGGATCTCGGTGAAATTAAATCATTAGATATACCTGCTGATAAAGATTGCGTGCTATTATTATGGGCTACCTCACCAAAACTAGAGGAAGCCCTGCTGGTATTAAATGCGTGGGGTTTTACATACCGTACCTGTTCAGTATGGGATAAAGAAATAATCGGTCTTGGGTACTGGTGGCGACAACAGCACGAAATATTGCTACTAGGCGTTAAAGGTAATCCTAAGTGCCCTGATGTAGAAAATCGTTTTTCATCGGTATTTCATGAAAAAAGAGGACAACATAGTAAGAAACCAGAATATTATTATAGTATGATTGAATCAATGTTTCCAAACAAAAAATATATAGAACTGTTTTCAAGAAATGAACGATTAGGATGGTTTAGCTATGGGAATCAAAAATGACTTTCAAGATGATTTAGAGTTTTCTTTAGACACCAGTAACGAGCAATTTATTGATTTAGTATATAAACGGTTATTTCCGCATATATCGGATATACAGAAAGTTACTGATCTAAAACTACAAAAGCAAGGTATAGACAAGATATTTATTACTGATAGCGGAAAACGCATTCTTGTTGATGAGAAAATTAGACGAAAATGGTATGGAGATATATTGTTAGAGGAATACTCTGATTATGATCGTAAAGTTGTTGGTTGGCTAGGTAAAGAGAAATATACTGACTATATTGCCTATATTGTATTGCCTGCTAAATTATTGTATTTATTGCCTTTTTTATTGCTACAAAAGGTTTGGATTAAAAACTACCATTGCTGGTTAAAGGAATACGGCAGAAAGTTTGCATATAACAGCACATGGAAAACTTCCAATATTGCTATTCCAATCAATATATTGTTGAATGAAATTAGAATGTCAATGCAGAACGAATTGGATAAAAATAATATAGAAAGTCAACAACCCGATCAGCCATCAGACAAAAAAACAGGTCAATTCTACTTATTTTAAAAACACATTGACAACAGAAAATAAAGTAGTATAATAGTATTGAAGATATTTTTTTCTCCAAAAAAGGTTGAGAATATGCCTTGAAATTCCCTTGTTGGCAGTCAAGCAAAAACTACCACGCACGGAGTCTTGCGTTGGTTCTTTGCTCCCCTCAACACCAAACGTGAGATTCCACCCTTCTGGGGTAGCATGGGTGCATAATACTGGTTCGATTCCAGTTAGCTCCACCAAAAACTGAATATTCAAAAGCACGTTATGTGCATTAATAAACTCGATATGAGTACTCTTTATAGTATCCGTATCGAGTTTTTTTTATGTCAAAAAAATCGTGATGATTCACGAAAGGAAAACGAGTAATGATTTACTTATTTGATACTTTATCCATGCTGATACATGGACAGATACCAGAACAATCCGTTCCTGAGCCGATTGGCGATCCAGTGGCACAGACGACACCTTCACCGATAGCGAATCCACCTTTAGTTTCTGATGATAAAATGACAGTTGACAGAAAGTATATCGAAGGACTGCGTAAAGAAGCAGAGCAGAATCGTAAATCATTAGAATCACTAAAGGCACAGATGACAAAAGCAGAAGATGACAAAAAACTTGCAGAGATGTCAGAGATTGACAGATTAAAAGCAAGGACAATCGAACTTGAGAAGCAGTATAATACAGAAAAAGAATCCAGAGAATTGGAAATGAAAAGGTCGAAACTCGTCAATACTGCATCAATGCTTAATGTCGCTATACCAGAATTCGCTGTCAACCAGATTAGTATTGAGACGCTAAGGTCACTAGACTTAGCAAATAACGATGTTTTTATTCAAGAAATACAAAATGTAATTACTCAAGCGGAGAATGCAGGGATGCCGATTACACGAAAAGCAATACAACAAGCACCCGGTGTTGTTGCACCATCACCGATTGTCGGTGCTACTAATCCAGTAAATGAGAATTATCCTAAGCCGATATTGACTACTGAGCAGCAGGTAACATCCTTAAAATCCAATTACCTAAAGGCAGTTACCGAAGGCAATATATCAGAACGTCAACGTATCGAAACTGAGATAAGACGTATAGAAGACCAGTTGGGTGGAATACGAAAACCACCCGGTTAATTATTTGACAGAGTTCAGATAATAATAGAGGTGAATTTTAATGGCTGTAATTTACGACTTAATGACAAGTTATGATCAAAGCACAACGAACCTGACGTGGTATGCTCCGGGCGTACACATGATCTCTCCGGCAGATACTCCGTTACAGTTATTGCTACCAAAGATACAAGTGTTATCCACCGATCCATCATGGGATGAAGATACGCTAACATCGCAGGTATCAGCAGTAGCGGCAACTGTCACAGCGGTAGCAGTTACCTTATTTGTGACAGGTGCATCAAGTAGAATACCAACCGATGTGACAACTTTTAATGTTCCAATATTGATAGATAATGAGTATATGCTTGTTACTGCAATATCAGGAACGACTACCTTGACAGTTACTCGTGGACATGCCAGTTCAACTACTGCAACGCATAATCTTAACGCAGAGGTGCATATCCTAGCACCTGAATTGCTTGAGAATGATAATGCACAGGCTTCATTCGTGCAGGGACGTACCAAGAACTACAACTATATTCAAGAATTTGAAAAGATAGTGGAGGTTACCAACATTCAAGAGGCAGTTCAAAAGGTCGGTGGAATAAACTCGGAATTGCAATACGATATTGATAAAGCAAAAAGAGAAATCGCTTTACAATTAGAAATAGCAACATTGTTAAATCCAGCAAGGGCGGCAGGCTCTAAGAGTACGAAAAAGTCTATGGGCGGACTGCTAGGAACTATCAGTACGCATAAAACAGCGGATTCTGGTTCTATTGATGAAGCGGCAATCCAAGAGGATTTCAGGCTGATCAAGAATTCTGGTGGAACGCCACGAGTGATAATCGCTTCAACGAAACTTGCACAGGATATGGCAAATATTTATAAGACTAGAATCAGAACTGATGTAGTCAACACAATCGGCGGAGTTTTTATCAACACGATTGTTGATCCTTTGGCTCCTGGACCAATACCAATCATACCTCACATGCTAATGCCTGTTGGTACTTACATGGTTCTTGATACTGCAAGATTGGCTTTGTTATGGCTGATACCATTCCAAGAAGAACCATTGGCAAAGACAAAGAGAGCAAGTAAACGCATGGTAAGTGGTGCATACTCACTTATGATCGCCAATGAAGAGGCACATGCGGTTAGGTATGGATTCAGTTAAGAACTAATATAGCTTGGTTGGGTAAATCCTGACCAAGTCAATATTGAGGTGATTATATTGGCAAAGTTCAAGATAAGTATAGATGGCAATATAGCGGAAATAAACAGAAGGTTCAAGCATGGTATTTATGAAACCGATGATCCTAAAGAAATTGACATTCTCAAATCAATGAAAACATGCTTTGTGACAGAGATAATTGAAACTCCAAAGATGAGTGAAAGGGCATGCCCTTTCACGATTGAGAATATTGATATTCCTATATTGGTATCTAATGAAGATAAAAACGAGGTGAAACAGATTGGCAAACATCGTCACAGTACTAGATGAAATGACTTGTCCTGCGGTCTCAGGGTTCAACATGGGAACGTGGTGGCAGAAAGTCTATACATCCGAAGCGGAATATAGATCACGATATGCGACTACCTTGACGTCAATACAGTCAGGACGTGCTGTTGTAAACTCTGCGAAAAGTAAGAGTGTCACTGTAGCAACATTGTGCAACGAATTAAGAACGGACTCAACGACTAATGCGGCGGCAGTAACAAGTCTAAAGAAATGGTTTTTAAATCAGAGCTATAATAAGGCACGTTTGAAGATTGGCGCTGCAAGTTCTGCTGCGGTTCAGGTTGCGGCAACAGTTGTCAATGGCACGATAAACGGAGTCTGGTATTCAATGGCAGGGGCGGAAGCGGCATTCGCTACACCAACTGACAGTTTCGCTCCGGCGGCAACGAGAGTATCAAGATGTTTTACGTTTTATTACACGTCATTTGCAACGTTTTCGCATTCAACAAGTGCGACAGTATCAGGTACGGCATCTGCTCCAATCGTGCCAAGAATCCCATTAAACGCCTTCCCATTCGGAGTCTGCAAGATAGTCATAAAGGCAGGCAGTGCGACAAGGTTTAATGGTGGAACGACAACGCTAGGAAATCCAGCATTGACAACTACTTTTATTGATTATAGTTGTCTTCCTGATTATCTTTACGACCATGCTCCGGGCGTTTTGGCGGCGGCACTAACTTCAATCGCATCCGCGGCAATGTCAACGCCGGGTGCTTCTTTAACATCAGGCTATGCTTTACCATCTTTGAATATAGACGAATCAGCTAAATCATGGTAAACACAACACCGTGTGGATAGCCCCACACAAGCTAGGATGGGTTACTGATCTCCTTTGCCTGTCCTAGCCCCCTTTTCTGCATGGAGATCATAAAAGGGAGATCATGCGTTTCAATATTGCAAACATAACAGACGAATCGCAGTGGGCGGGGCTATTACAACAATCACCTTATTCTTGGCACGGACATTCGATGGAATACCAGAAGATAATCCAGATGAATGATTCCAGACGTAACCAATGGTTTAACATCCTTATCACCATCGAGGATGAGCAGTATCTATTCCCTTTTGAGTTATTCAGTGAAACGCTTTTATCGCATGATAAATATTACGCAGGCTTGATACCCATAACGACAGCCAAGAATATCAACGGGGCGTTATTGACAATCAAAGATATAGCTAAAAAGTGGCGTGTTAAAAAGATGGTTTTTTCGTATTTAGAGACGGATAAAGTCGGCGAAATTGTATCATTAAACTTGTGTCAAAAGCTATACAGTCAACAATGGCATAAAGCCTCAATAATGAAGGTGGATAAAAACTATGAAGAAATTTGGCAGAAGATTTACGATTCAAAGACTCGCAATATGGTTCGCAAATCGCAGAAGGAGCTTGAATTCAGGATAATCAACATCCTTGATTACGTTGGTGACGCTGTTGATTGTACATGGTCAAAACCAGAGCGCCATGGTTCTATCATGCCTGTTTATTATCGTGATGAAGGGCTATTCAGGCAGAGACAGACACAGCTTGCGGAGATACTTTCTAATGATATACAAAAGAAAGAGCAGGCAATATCATTCGGGGCGTTTTATAAAGGCAAGCTGATAGCTTATATAAACACTATTAGAAGCTATCACGAGGCTATTATAAGCAACCTATTGAGCCATGCTAAGTATTGGCAATACGCACCGAATAATGGCTTATTTGACTTTATGATACAGCATTATTGCAAAAACGAAGGTATTAATCAACTAATGTATAGCTTTGATGGAGTTGATAGTGTTGACAAGTTCAAGCATTCCATGGGCTTTCATGGAATTCCAGTAGTACGGTGCTTATTTAAGATATAAAGGAGATCAGAATTGAATTACAAAGACATACTAGAAGCGATAAAAAAACGTGGGGCTATTTCGAGAACTGTAAATGAAGCATTAACCTGCGGGAATGATTCAGTAATAAATGGCATAGAGTATCAGGATATACCTTTTGTAGTCATTCGTCATGATCTTGACCCAACGACTGGGCTAGGTGGATTTGAAGGCAAGCCTGATTTGTGTTTGCCTAACATCCAGAAGATGATAGCGTTAGAAAGCGAATATGGTATTGTATCTAGCAGTTACGTTATGGCAAAGAAATATTACAAAGAAAATCCTTTGCTTTATCTGGTGAGTAGTGATCATGAGATTGGTTATCATGCTTGCACGAATGATGCTGACGAGGTTATCCGTAATATGAAGGAATATTCAGAGGTAGACTTCAAAACGATTGTACCACATTCAGGAAACCTTGAGATATGCCAGAATCCTAAGATAACAGCCATAGTCAAGCCTTTGTTATCGCCTGACTTTCAGTGTCAAAATGATGGTTACGTTGCAGATAATGGCGGGCATATACGGAAGATGGTCAAGTATGATAAGCAGAATACTGCATGGACGGATGTTGACATTATAAAGCATATTGAGACAATGGAAGATGGCAGGGTTTACCATTTCTTGTTTCACCCTATTTGGTGGGACGAAAACCTTGACTTTATCGGCACAGGTGGAAGATTGAGAAAGATTAGCGCATGTATTATCGTTGGCAACGTATTCAATGAGAATGATAAGTATGAGGATAGCTTTATCAAATGCCTTGACAGTATAAAGGATGCAGTTGACGAGATCGTGGTATTGCAGACTGATACCAGAGAGGGCATAGATACTCTAATCTTCAAGAATTATCCAAAGGCAAGTTATCATCAGAAAGTCTATACACAAGAGACATGGGATTTCTCAGAGGCACGGAATACTTGTATTGAACTTTCGACTGTTTCACCTGATGATTGGGTGCTTATCATTGATAGTGACGAATATCTTGAAAAAGAAGATATACGCAAAATGCGACATATCTGTAATGTTGACGAACATGATGGCATACAGTTCCAAGTATTAAGTGATTTACCCAACAACAAGTCAATGGTGAACTCACCAAGACTCTTTAGACGAAAGATAGCGGGCTACAAAGATATTATCCATAATCAGCCGATATGGGAAGGCATGACAGTCATTACTAATCTGCGGATGTATCATTCCGGGTATAATCTCACAGAAGCGGAGATGGCTATTAAATGGAAACGTACCGAAACCTTATTACTCCGTCAACTAGAATCGCAACCTGAGTATTGGTATGCGTGGATGAACCTTGCAAGGATTTATCGCTGTCAAAAACGTGTTGATGAGCTTGTAGAGGTATGTGAAGACAAACTATCAAAGTTTGAGTTTAATTCAGATACAGAATGTGCATGGACTGGATTAATGATTGACCTGATGTTCGGAAAATCATGTCATGGTAAAGAGAATGAAGTTATAGAGATAGGTAAAAGATTATTAGAGAAGTCGCCAAAGTGTCTTGACGCCCATCAGTTCATCGCAGGTGCTTATCTTGCTTGCAATCAGCTTGATAATGCCATAGAGCATTTTAGAAAGCATATAGAGCTTGCTACACTGTATAATGAAGGCAAGATATTCTCAAAGTCAACTATGGACACTATTCAGAACATAGATCAGTCATGGAACAATATCGGGACGGCTTATTCACATAAAGAGAATTATAAAGAAGCCAAGAAATGCTATGAGAAGGCAATCGAAATTGGTGGTCATGTCCAGATGTATGATAAGAACTTGATGATAACGAATCAAGTAATGACAGGCGCTATTGATACACCAGAGATTGGAGTACCAGAGAAACTCAAAATTCTGATGGTGCAACCATTTACTTGTATCAGGAATATCAAAATGTCAAGGGCGTTACGTTCCGCCGGGCATACTGTTGATTTAGCATATCTCAATGGCAAGCCTTCTGATTTCTATCATCTCAAAGACGAGGAAATCTATGATCACGTCTATCAGATCGGTGATATTGGACAGTTCCAGAAGTTCGCTTCACAATACGACATTATCCATAGCCATAACGAGCCTGACATACTCACAGTTGCATTGCTTACGCATGGGGTGGTTATACATGATTGTCATGATCCGATAGCACTACGAGGCTTAGAGAAGGACACACAGACAACGGATTTATATGAGCTAATTGCTAACACAGGAGCTAATGGCAGGATTTACGTCTCTGATGAAATGATGACTTATGCGAAGGCGAGGTATGATATTGATTTAGATAAAAGTATGGTTATCTCAAATTACGTTTCAGAAGATGATATACCAAAAGCGAATGAGTTTAAAACTAAACTATCAAGTCTGGATGGTGAATATCATATCGTTTACGAAGGTGGCGTTGGTTCGGCACATAGGGATTATCATACGTTATTCTCTGCCCTTGCAGAAGCACATATCCATGTCCATATATACCCAACGACATATAATCCTGAGTATGTAGAATGGGCAAAAAGCAGTCCTTATCTCCATTATTACGAGCCGATACTGCCAACTGAGATAATCAAAGAAATGACTCAATATGATGCTGGTATCGTAGCCTTTACCATTAACGAAAAAAATAGGGCATTTCTTGATATTGCAATCTGTAACAAGTTCTATGAGTATCTAGCGGCAGGCTTACCTGTTATCTCTTGCAATACGAAGGCGCTGAAAGCAGAACTTGAACGCTTGAATTGTGGTATTATTTATGATACCCCAGGCGACATTATCGAAAATATCGAAACACTGAAAAATATTGACGTATCAAATATACCACCATTTACTATGGAAAGCCAAGCACCAAAGATAATCGAATTCTATAACAAGATTCGTGGTACTGGAAACTTAATGCCGGTTAATCCTGTTGACATAGGTAAACAGTTTCTATATGAGATTAATAGGCACGAATACGAGCAGAGTATATCGTCAAAAGCTGATATGAATACAAGACCAGTAGAGTATAGCTTTATATTCAAAATGCTGAATGAGATTGAGCCAAACGAGATTATAGACGTGGGTACAGGCACCTCCGCATTACCAGCATTAATGCGTCATTCGGGGTTTATCGTCCATGCGATTGACAATTTCAAGGATTACTGGACAGAAGGAGTATTGAATCGTCATTGGCTTATACAGCAGGTGGATATTCACGATCCTAAAGCGATAGTTGGGAATACGGATGTATTCACCTGCGTATCGGCATTAGAACATATGCGTGATCCAGACTTGGCAATCTCAAAGATGATGAAGTTGTTGAATATGGGCGGGCATTTGATATTGACGTTCCCTTATAATGAGATAGATTATATCGAAAACGTTTACAAACTACCAGACGCCGGTTATGGTCAGAATTATCCTTATCCTTGTCATGTATTTAATGATGATTCGATAATGAAATGGTGTAAAAATAATGGCGGTGAATTAATACAAGCAGAATTTTACAAATGCTTCACTGGTAAATATTGGACCATGGGAACTAAGATAAAACCTGAATTAAGTAATTTCGATAGTCACCTTGCTTGTATCTGTATCAAGAAAATTCAAGAGGTTGTTACCAGAGACGATCAGCTTGCAGAGGAACGATTCAAGGGCGATCTATCATACCAAGTCTATCATAACCTAGTAGAATGGGATGAGCCAACTCGTGAGAACATCAAGGCACGTATAGATAGGATAGTTGAGCTTTCTGCACGTAACGCGCTAGATATAGGTTGTTCTGATGGTTTAACAACTATCCTAATCGCTGAAAAGGGATTGAATGTTATCGGTATAGATATGTTGCAAGAGCATATTGACAGAGCGAATGAGAATCTCAAGAAAGCAAGTGAGAAGGCACAGAAGAAGGCTTACTTTACGCAAGGATGGGCGGAGGAACTCAAATACTTTGATGATACTTATGATACTGTGATACTTGGTGAAGTCTTAGAGCATGTCGTTGATACCAATAAAGTGTTAAGTGAAATTAAAAGAGTATTGAAACCGTCAGGTTTGGCATTGATAAGCGTTCCGATTGGTGAGAATGCTGTCAGGAGTCATAAGAGATTCTTTGATACCGATAGTTTTAGAACGTTATTGTCACAATATTTCAAGGTTGACAGGATAGAGGTATTCGGAACGCAGATGTTGGCGGTTTGTGAGAAGTAATAAGTTGGCAAAAATAAGAAAAAAACATAAAAACAAGGCAAAACTTAGAAAGAAGAAGGCACGTAGAAAGAATGGCAATACTAAAGGACATGCTCCCATTAATAACTGAAAATGGATTTGACTTATCATCAGCAAAGGCTTTAGAAATCTTCGGTGGTAATGGCACAATGCACACCAAAGATTATGCTGATAGCGTCAAGTCATTGGATATATGGGAATGCGATCCTGAATTGAAAATTAGTCTAAAGTTAAACGTTCCAAAGGCAAACGTCACGATATGCGATTCCTATTTACAGATTAAAAAGAATACGGTGCATTATGATATGATCGTTGTTGATAATTCTATACAGACGGAATTTGGGCATTGCGAACACTTTGACATATTTCCTGATATATTCAAGATAATGAATGATAATTGCTTGGTGATTCTTAATCTTATACCTAACGTTATCAGAGTAAAGCAATATCCAGAGTTAGCAAGTGAGTATCATCTTGGCAGACGTAAAGACTTTTATAATGCAGTTGACCCGGAGCATGTAACAGATGACGAATTGACAATGACTTATAATGGTTTAGCAAAGAATAATGGTTTTATTATCGAATGGCTTTTAACAGCAAGGCGATCTTTTGTATATTACTTAGTTATGAAGCTAAAGAGGTGGAATAATGGCAACATTACTTAATTATGGGAATTTAGAGGTTGAGACAATATTTGATAATGCCGCGTTGACTTCGGCATATTCTGCAAGTAATCCAATCAATGTGCAGGGTGCGAATATTGTTGAGATATATTCGTCTTATACTAAGGCGGGGTCAGCAACGAGTATTAAATTTAAGTTTGAAACATCAGTTGATAGCACGGTATATTGCCAAGAGACAACAGTAATAGCGACTGCTCCAATGACGGTAGTAAATAAGCCTAGAACGCATACGATAGCCTCTACACATGCCTCTAGGATAACGATTGATCCGATAGCTACTAAATGGTTAAAGATTAGTGCAAGAACTCTTGGCGGGTCTGCTACACAGTATCTTTGTAATGTGGCGAAGGTACATATTTAAGGGGGCGAAATATTGTGGCTATAAAAGTAATTGAACTTGTAAGCTTGACAAAACAGGATGTTGATACGACAAAGGTAAAAGCTAATTCTACGCTTGTTATGAAGATGAAAGTATTTGAGGATGGTGCTGATATTGCAAACGCCGAGCCTTTGATTATGCTGGAAACAAGTGAGATGGTAAAAGGACAGGTTGAAGGACAGACCGATCAGCAGTTGACTCAAAGAGCGATAGAGAAAATTAAGTTGAAATTCCAAGCTGAAATTGATAGATATACTGCCGAACAGAAACTGCAAAGTTATGTTGATGTAAAGGCTATATCTGATAGTCTGGATGTGAGTAAGATCATAAAGGCGGTGATATAATTGGCTAATGCGACAAAAGTTAGTGATGAATTATTGGCATGGACAGCGATACCTGATTTGGTTACTGACACACCGAGCATGACCTCTGGTTCACTAGACATTGGTGAAGGTGCGGTTGGTGTTATCTTGAATATCGGCGTTGCACATACCGATGTTAATGCGGCAGGAGCGGCTTACGTTACCATTAAAGTAGAAGTGCTTATAGATGGCAGATGGGAATACTTGACCTCTTTCCAAGCGGGTGGCGGGACGGCAGTGGCAGAGGCGCTGGATGCTGAATCTGCTTCTGCACAACCCAATATCAAAGTAGCGGCAACTACCGATTGGGATGACGGATTGTTGACACGATTATTCTTATTAGATACAACATTAGCAAATTCGGAAGTTGTTGAAATCAAGGGATGGGCGGATGCTGATTATTATATCGCTATGAATAATCTGGAAATAACACATGCCCATACTACGTCAATACTATATGATGGTCTTGTAGAAACACCAGTAAGTATACCAGATGGTATTCGGTACGTTAGTGTCAATGCTAGTAATAATGATGATGATGCTAATTATGCGTTGCATGTGTCGTATTCGGCAGTTTCGGAGTATGTGTAAATGGCAAACAAATGGACGTCAAAACCACCATTAGGCACACCAATAATACCAAGTTGGCGTAATGATCCGCAATACTTGAAGTTATGGCTACCATTCCAAGAGGGTGGCGGTGGCATGGCTTACGACCTCTCAGGCAATCGCAATCATGGCACGTTAACCGACATGGCTAATCCGCCGACTGCTACTAGCGGATGGGCTGGTTCGCAGGGGTTGAGTTTTGATGGGGTGAATGATTATGTGGATGCGGGTGCAAAAATTATTCCAACTGCTGATTTTACAATTTCAGCTTGGATTAAAATGACTAATTCTGGTCAAAGAGTAATAGTTCAGCAATATTCTGCTTTACAAACAGGAAGGTTTCTTTTTAGAATATCCAACACAAGCAAACTTGAAATTGATATAAGTATTTCGACATATATAGCTAAAACAGAGCTTATTATAGATACTTGGTATTATGTTGTTGCTACAAGAGTAAGCGGAACAGTAAACATGTATTTGAATGGAGTATCTGATAAAAGCCCATTTTCAAATTCAACTTCTATTTATCAAGGAAACAACACAAAAATAGGTGGCAATTATACGTATTTCACTGGACTCATAGACGATGTCCGCATATACAACAGGGCGTTGAGTGCGGCGGAGGTTAATGAGTTATTTGTTGATAGATATGGTGATTTTAAGCCACCACGTAATTATTTTCGCAATACGGGGACGTTGTTCGAGGCTACCATATATGATACGATAGCGATTACTGAGTCATTGAATAAACAATCGAATATCCAACAATCTGATAGCATAACGTTAGCAGAGATGATTCGCCTTGCGATAGATATTGAAAAACAAGATACTTTCGAGGTTGGTGACAGCCTTTCTTATTTCATTACTCGTTTCCAGACTATTATTGACACGATAGAGATTACAGATTTGATAAGTCGTCAATCGGTGGAGTTGGTAAAATCAGATTCGGTCACAATGATAGATTCGTTAGTCAAAGATATAGATATTTCAGTAAATGATTCTATTGAGATTGTTGACTTATTAACCAAGCAAGTCAATCTTATCATAAGTGATTCAGTTAGTTTAAGCGATGGGACTATAACCAAGCAGATAAGCATAAGTATAAACGACATAATCGCTATTATTGATTCGTTATCAAAGATTATTGATATTAATTTAGATGATTCAGTTGAAATAATAGAAATTTTGACTAAGTTCATTACTTATGTCATGCCTATTGCTGATACGATAGAGGTAACGGACTTAATCAGTCGTCAAAACATTACGATTGTACGAACTGATACGATAGAGATGGTTGATAATGTAGAAAAGTCAATCACATTAACATTAGAGGACAATATTTCATTAACCGATATTATTCAATTATTAATCCAATTAAATCTTGATGGCGATAGTTTCAGTATTACAGTTGCAGACCCTGCAATAATAGTTGCAACGAGGCGGTTTAGGATAACGGTAAATATCAAAAAAGGTCAAGGTAGTAATATCTTGAAAAAAGGTCAAACTACTATTGATAAGCTTTAGGAGTGTATTAAAATGGCAGAAATAGTTATTACTGATAGGATAGAGATACAAGGACGGAATATCGTTGCGGAGCTTTTCGATAAGGATGGCAATCGGAAAGCGATCCAGTATATTGGACATAATCAAGTCACAGCAGTTGGCAAAAGACATATAGCAAATCAACTATCATCCGCACCATCAAGCGTGGTCAAGTATATGTGGATAGGCAAAGGAACGCCTACAACGATAGCATTAGGTAGTTTAGAGAAGGGGCAGGCAGTAACATCTTATATAGCATCAGCAAAGACAGTGACTTATGTCGCTACATTTACGTTATCGTCTACGCATACCATTACAGAGGCTTGTCTGGCGGTACATGCTGGCACAGGAACGGTTCTCTGCACCAATGCTACGCTATTGCAGTTAATGAATGTCCCCGATGCTTTACAGATAACATGGCCCGTTGGTGTCGTTTAATTGAGGTGGTCACATGGCTACAATCAGATCAACTATGTTTGACATAATCAAGGACTTGCGGCATAAAGTCTTTGATTATCTACCAGAGCCACTTGATACAGACGAGTATCCGCCGGGAGATACTATTCAGTTTACGATATATTTCAAAGATCATGCTGGCATAGCGGCTGATCCGCTTACTTCCTCTATCAAGATTACCGATAGCCAAAACAATATCAGAGTATCATCAGGCACATTAACAAAAGACGTGGTAGGTACTTATTTGTATTATTACAGCGTGCCTGCTACTTGCACACCGGGTGATTGGACTATGCAAGCCGAAGGTGATGTTGCTACTTATGCAAGCGTCAAGCCTGATGTATTCAAGGTAAGGTCACGTCATTTTGTTTGGACAGACGAGGAACTGCAACGGGTGCTTGATAGGCATAGGGTAAGATATACCAGAGAGACAATAACGCCTGATTGGAATTATCTTATATATTCAACCAATGGCATAAAGAATCTGGAATCAGCTACACTTTATACAATGCCTGATAATTCGGGGTCTGCAATATCAACATCATTATATTCAGCAGATTTGAATGTTGGAGAGTTTACCTTCACGGTGGCGCAGAATACAAATATCTATCCAGCATCAAGTTCTTATCCGGGTTATGAATATTATATGGATGGTATATCGCATAATATCTTTGCATCTGCTGAGGAATTGCTACTTGAACTCTTGGCTGATCCGTCAAGGGCGTCTAGTTGGTCACGTGGGAGTATATCACAGACAGGATATAATTTGACAGACTTGATACGTGAATATCGTCAAAAGTCTGGTAGCGGGTTTCGGACTGCGAAATTAAAGCGGGTATATGACTCATGAAAGCACCAAAATATAGTTATCCTAAATGGAATCTTACTCAGGAATACGAATACGTCAAGGTAGAACGTAAAGTTGATACCACAGCGTCAACGACAGGTGAAATGGGTTATACGTGGACAGAAGTTGATACAGACGTAAAGGCGTCAATACATCCCTTATCTGGCACGTCAAAAGCCAACTTCAAACAGTTACCACAAGGCACGAATTGGAGTAATTATCGGCTTATGATATGTGAATATGACGTTGACATTCTGGTACGTGACAGGATAACGCAGTATGATGATGATGTATGGTATGTATTAGACTTGCAACCTTATCCGCAGACGCATAAGGAATATTTGATATGCACGACTGAGGAAATCTAAATGGACTCCACAAAAGCAATTTTAGGCACAATACGCACAGCATTAATAGCATCAGCGGCGGTGACTGCTTATGTATCATCTGCAAATATCAAGAGAGCAGACCAACAGTCAAAGCCTAGCTATCCGCATATCTCAATCAAGGTCGAAGGTGGGAACGCCCAAGACTTCACTACTGCTATTTCTGGTGACATATACCTTACTATCTACGCATTGACTACAAATGCAGTGGCGGGGCGTGTAGGTGACTATTTAGACGATATTTATGCGGTGGTAAAGGCAATAATTCACAACAAAGGAAACATACTATCTGATAGCAATATACGGATAGATACAATATACGAAAGCTTCAAGGGAAGTGCAATCCCTGAAGATGACATCCCGAACTTATATTATATCTCGGCAAGATATAATTACACAGCACACACACAGAGGTGAGATTTAATGGCTGATAACTACGTGGCTCAAAATGGTAAGCTCTACGTTGCTACTAGCGGAGTAGTTCCTAACTCAATGGTAAATATGCCAACGATCGAAATATCGGATAATACTGCAAAGATAGCGATAAGTGCATATACTTATCTTGTTGATAACGTCAGTATATCGGGTTCGGCGGCAACGGGTATAACGGTAGGCTCAGGAACGATTACTGCGGCAAAGTATGCAACGATAAGGCTTGAAATAACAGAAAATGCTACAATAGCGGCAGGGACGAAATGCTCAAGCCATACGACAGCGGCACAGGCAATTGCTGATCTTCCCGCCGTTAGTTCTGGTAAAATGTCAATGGGGTATTACTTACTAAATGCAGGTACTCTTGGAACGCTTGGGACATCTAAATTGACTACAACGGCGGCGGCAGGTGCGACTATGCAGATCACATTCTACGAGGAATTTGATCGTGCTTACGTTGCAGACTTTCAAGGCAATGTATCAATGACAAATGCGGTATCTACAATCGAGTGGAATGGTCAAGATATAGTGCCTGCTGGATCGGCGGCGGTTGGTATGGATGCTCAGTTGAATATCTCAGAGATGGCGTTTCGTCCTGACAGTTTACGCAAGTTATGGGGTGCTACTCATAGCGTTACTGCATCATTGAAAGGCAAATCTGATGGTGCGGCTTACTCGTGGATTGTAGACGCCGATATGCGTCCAGTGACATTGCAACTATTATTCCATTTCACCAATAGCGAAACAGGCAAGCAGGAACAGATTTTCTGCCCGGCTGGTAAAGCTATGCAGATACCAATGACCTTTGGCTCAAAGACATGGGTTGTTCATGATATGGGATGGAAGTTGTTTATTGATAATAACAGGCATTTCTTCTTCTATTATGCCGAAAAGTAAAGGTTAATTATGCCCGTTGATGGTCTGGACAAAATACTTGCAAACTTGACAAAGAAAGAAGCTGACTTGAGAAAGACAGTCTTTACAGGAATGAAATATGCCCTTAAAGAGACTGTTAATTATGGCAAGAAGGCTTATTCCAGACCAGCGACAGGCAAGGGCTTCACTGATAGAACTACCAACTTACGCAATAGCTGGAAGTCAACCGTCTTGATAGATGGTATCAATGTAGTTGGCTATGTGCATGTTGGATGGGGTTCTGGTGAACGAAAGAATTATGCGTATTATGTCGAGACCAGATGGGATGGCAAATACGCATATCTCTATCCTAGCGTTAATGATAAACGAGAGTATATTTTTGATACTGTAAAGACACTGGTATCAAAAGTATTCAACTAATATTAGTAAAATTACAGTTAAAAGGAGATCGCAAAATGAGTAAACTATCAGAATTATTATTAAAGGTTACACCAGAGAAGGCTACTGCAAGCGAAGTTGACGAGTTATCCGAACTAACAGGCAAGCGTTTACCACAACAGATATTTGACGTTATGCAAACATCCGAAGGGCTTGTCAATGCAGTGTGGATAATGCAAAAACGTGAGAATCCAGAGGTAAGCAAAGAGGATATATCCAAGCAGATTACTATGGATAACGATATAGAGATTGGATATGAGATGCTCTATTGTTATACCAGATTGACAAGAGAGCAAGTTGCAGAGATTCGCAAGTCTGCTGATACAATAGACGATCCGAATAGGAAGGTATTTACCACAGAGGATTATAAGGAATTCCAGAGCGTTATTGACGAAGCCAACAAGTTTATGAAATCTAATAAAAATGCCAAGTTTAGCGTTGTAGTGACTTGTGAGTTCGTGCCATTGGAGAAGGTAGAAAAAAACTCAGTGAAGGATCAGACGGAAAAGCCGTCCTGATTCCTACTGTTTACGAAATGACGCTTGAATTGATGTTACATGGACTTGACGTGCAAAGCTTGGCACGGATGCCGATAGATAGCTTTATTGACCTTTTTGAAAAATCGCTTGAGCGTTTAGATTTTATGCCATCACAACTTATGGGAACAGGGGCTATGCCACAAAATAACGATTTGTATACAACACGAAGCTGGCAAGAAGGAAACAAGAAAATTTCACGAGTTAATCTATTATCAGATGTACCAAAGACAGAAGGGTTACGGAGTAGTAAAAAGTCTTAGACATAGATAAACATTGACTTTGTGAGGTATTTATGATACAATAATAGTGTCAGCTAGAGACGAACTTATAATCCGTCTTGAAAAGCGAAACCTTGATCGCCTGCTGGCACAAACCAATCAAGGCTAACGTACAAGGAGTTAGATCATGTCAGAAAATGTGCCTTTATGTGCCTGCGGATGCGGTTTTCATGTTAATAAAAATGTCAAGAAAATATGGAATAGATATATAAATGGACATCAAAGGGCTGTAAATTTACAGAAACATAATTTAAGAATAAAAAATGACCCTGAATATAAAGATAAGTG